AACGAGATGAACCAACTTCATATCAGCATCAAGATATTCGACAAGTTTTACCGAATACTTTTTGATCCACTTAGATACTTCATCTTCATAATCAATTGCAGTGTTAAACCCATATTCAGAAGACTTAGCAGGATTGATATCTTCGTTACATTGTTGAATATATTCAACAACACTGCCAATCTCTTCTTTAAAAAATTCTAACTTTTTTGGGACGAATTCTTTCAGTGTACTAAATGCATTTTTATCATTCAGAAGAAATTGTGCGATTGATCTAGTATCTGCTTCATCGGCAGACATTCCATATAGTTTTTTGAATTTTGCATCACTTTTTTGAACTTCAAATCCACAAATTTCTTCTTGTGTTTCTGGATTTACTCCATGATATAACTTACGTGTCTTTGGAGTAGACTTCTGCGGAAACAACAGAACAGTAATACCTTTTTCATCTGCATTTTGTTTCAACTCTTTCAACTGATCAAAATCGAAAGGTTGAGCAAGAGTATACTTATGCGATTCTCTCAAATGAGCACACTCAACAACTAAAGTATCTCCTTGTTCAAGTCCAGAGATATTAAGGTTGATTAAATTTTCATGTGGAAGTTTTTCGTAAAACTTGTCATTACCACTGTCATAAACGTGGATCTTACCTCGTCCAACGTCTGCTGTAAAAAGATTCATGATTTTTTGAATTAAATAGGTAAACAATTAAGTAATACTGAAACCTAATTAAGGTTTTAGTTTCTTCGGCAAGTATTGTGCCATGAATACTAACAAGAGTATTTCATCGTGAATACTGATTGACCCGAAGACTGATATTATAAATCATATTCAGTCTTCTGTCAATCTGTCTGATGAGTATTAACCCCTGAATACTAATAAAAGTATTTGTCTGTGAATACTGACTTATTCAGACTCAGGTATTATACCATAAAAAAGGGGCGTTGCCGCCCTCGGTTTCATTCGGTTTTCTCTGCTTCTTTAAGATGTGTAGTTAGAGCATTCTTCCACTGCTCTTCGGTATACCCACAAGCAATGAAGAATCTTCTTACCATCTCTAAAAACTGGTTTTCATTGAGGTATGGATCGTCACAACTGTGTCTTACGTCTTCGGAAGGGAGAATAAACTTTGCTTTTGGATTTGTATGCCAAGCAGCATTTTCATTCTCATGGCGATATGTAAACTCAAAACTTCCCCTAGACATCACTCAGTCTCCTCTACTCTCTTCTTCTTAGAACCAATATTGTACTTGGTTTCCAGGATCCAATCTTGCTTATCTTTATAAGCAAGAACCTTAATTTGATTTAGCGGTGCAATGTCCTGAATCTTCGTGACATCCACAATACCAATCAATCCCCAATCGGCAAGCAATTGAGCAATACGATTACGTCTTTGGACATCATTCACCGTCAGGTTTGCGTGCTTACCATCAAGAGCAAACAGTTCCTTAAAGTGAACCAGATAATATCTACCTTGTTTATGTAAAATATGACAACTTTGATAGATTTTTTTCTCCTTTCTAGATGCAACCCCAATACGAGTCAAAGTTTCACGTACTTTCAGAAAGTCATCTGGTTCACTCAGAACTACTTCTACCATTTGTTCTGGTGTCCATCTCACTTCAGGTTCTTTAACAACACTCATTTCTTTCCTCCAGTATCAAATTTTGATTTAATAAAATTAAGTTGTTCTTGGGTAAGAATTTTCAAAGCCTGTTTTGCCTTTTCATTACTATAACCATAATAACGTTTGACATAATCAAGATCTTTGATTTTATCTTGTCGGATCCAGGGAGAAAATCTCTTCTTTTTCCTAACGATATTTATAAGAAAATCATATTGAAGTTTCTTAGGAAGAAAGTGATACTTATTCATTTCATTTGCGAAGATAATAGTATCAATGTGACCTGAAAAACATCGATTGATAATATAAGGAGGATATTCCTTCTCAATAGAAGGATCTTCATCAATCAAATGTTTCTTTGTCTGATTGATACTGTTCAACCAATCTTTTAGTTCTGTCATCGTATAATCTCCAAGTCTTTACCAGATTCCCACAATTCAAGTTCCGTGCGAAGTCTTCCTTCAGATACTAACTTATCGTATCTTTTAGATGCTTTCTTCTTCCACCATTCAATAACATCTTCAGGTTCATAACCAAACTTAGAAAAGTAATACCTTTTCTTTTCTGTTAAAGACTTTGCTTTTTTGATACACGCATTGAACTCTTCCAACTTTTGATCATCTTGCAATGAGTTTCTAATAATAGAAATCATCTTCGTTTGAATTTTGAGTTTCTTCGAAGACTTATCTGCAGAGATCAGACGTTCACCATCGTTTGCATTGTTGTTGAACCACCAGAACATCTCTCTGAAGTAATCATCATGGAACAATGGCAAGAAGTTACTCTCAGTATCACCAATATGACGGATATATGGTTTGAGTCCATCATACATTGATACACCTTTTGTAGTTCCATACAAAGATGTTGTCTCAAAGTATTGGAGATCTGTTCCATACTTTTCATCAAATTGCCTCTTCAAAAAATTAGAAGATGCAAGAAGAGCAAGAAGTTTTCCACCAAGATAGTTATATCCAAAGGGTTGTACTGGAACAATGTTGAATCCCATTACAAACTCATGATTAATCTTTGAGAGTGATAAAACCTCTCCAAAGTAATCATTTCTTGGTTTAGAGTTGATTGTTGGTGATCCAAACCTAACAACCCCAATAACTTTCTTCGTGGTGTCTTCAGTAACCATCCACTTAATAGTCCGTCCAGGAATTGCTTCCTCGATGGCATTAGAAGCAGTGATATTCAATACTTCAGAATAAAGATCCTGATTATACTTTGTTTTTGGTTTTAAACTAGTATCAACTTCATGAATGGTAAAAGACATCTCCGAAGGATGAATTGAAAAGTCTGAAAAGATTTCATCTTCAGGACCAAACAATCTGCCAAGGGAATTGGACATCCTACTCTGCTTCACAAATCGCATATAATCATCGATGCGATTGAAGTTTGAGTAGTAATCAATAAACTGATCTGCTGCCCATGTAGCGTCTTTTTCACTCAGTAGTCCCATATGACGTTTCGTCCTCTACTAAAAATTGTGTTTCATACTCAAGAAGTTCAACTGGTGTTTCAATATAATTATCGACAACGTCCATTGGTTTGGTATACCATTTAGGTCCAACTGCTTTCCTTAAAAGTTGAATATTTTGTTTCTTATACTTCACATCAGTATGTGCTTTAATAACAAACTCATTATTACGATTTGAAGTCAAGAGCGACAGAGCACGATTTTCTTCTGGTGTAATAATAATTGTAGTACAAGCAGTCAAAAATAACTGGCGATAGAGTTCGTAATTGGAAAAATAGAGATCAGCATTGTCCATAATCATTCTTCCAACAAATTGAGGAGAATAACAATGGTCCTTAGTCAGTGCCCATTCAGGTTCTTCATTTTTCTTTTTTACAGCATTTTCACTAACCAATCCAGAAGGAATTGATAATGAATGAACAGTATTGTAAAAAGAATGAGTAATTGCTCTAACATGATCCTTACAATCTCTGTTAGAGTTCCACTCATCAATATTGGATTTGAGTCCATTGAAAGCGATTTTGCAATAAACTTCAACTCTCTTCTTTTGTTTTGGTTGAAGATTGTTGTAGTTCTTCACGATGTTCATAATCAGGTTCATTGTATTTTAAAAATTCCCAGAAGGTCAATTTCATTTCCTTCTGGGTCATCCCACAATGCTTGGCAGCAGCGGGCAAATTCATTGTAGCACGAAAAAGTGCCTCTGTCGCTTCTTTGACGTTTTTTGGGGTGGTCTTAACCTTTTCTTCCACAAGTTTAGTTTTATCGATAATCAATAGTCCCATTTATTTCTCCTACTTCTGTGGTAAGCGTATCAAAGAATCTGTTGACACTTTGTGCCATTAAACGATAACCAGTTCCAACGTAAATCTGCCCCAACACAACAGATACAGTTGCAATGCCCCAAAAGATGTAGTAAAACCTAGATTTTACTTGTGCCTTTAGTTTTTGTTTTTTCATAATCAAAGAATCAATTTTTTACTTGGTGTTTTAATTGCAGAAAACATTTGTTCATACTGTTCTACAATCTCATCCTGAGCATCTGCAATATAAACAATATACTTTTTAGTAATCTCAATCTCTTCATCTTTACCTTTAAGAAGAGGAGACCAAGGAGCAAATCCTAATTGACCATTTCCGGCAGGAACAGCAACGATAGGATTAGTAATCACTACAATTTCTGTCAGATTGTCTTTTACATCGGCAATAACATCTTCGCCAGACCACATACGAATTAGTTTAATGTTCATCGGTTTAGTTTCCTTTCAAAATGATAATCAATTCGGCACTTAAAATAGTACCCAGCAATCAGTGATGTATATAGGATGAGACCATCCATCCAAGATAGTTCATGCCATAACTCAAAAATTAGTTGTTGTGTTGTCATTTAAACTCACACTCCACCATTAGTTCTGTCATACAAGCAAGCATATTTATCTCCTGGTCTGCGACAAATGCTCCTTGATACTGATACTTAGCGAGAACAAGCACAGCAGCAGGAATACTACCAGGAACCAGCGAGTCGTAAAGAGAATCATACACACGCCGGAGAAGTACGCTAGTATCATTGTCCAAATTAGAAACGATCCACTTACGTACTTCGGCAAAGTTTTTAGACTTAAGATTCTTGATAAGTTCATTGACAGCTACATCAGAAAAAGTTGCGAGAATGCCAGAATCAATCTTACCACTTACAGAGTAACGCTGACACTCATTCAAAACACGACGCCAATCAGGGAAGTGTTTATTAATTAATTCTACCAGGACCTTGTTATCATATTCAACACCTTCTGCATCCAAGATTTGTTGGATGCGTGAGAAGAACTTTGCTGCGATTGCCTGACGTTCTTTTCCCTTGATTCCAAACTCAACAACGGCACATCGCGAGTGGAGGGGTTCAAGGATTTTGTTTTTGTAGTTGCAGGTGAAGATGAATCTGCAGTTGCCAGCAAACTCCTCAATAAACGCCCGTAGGAGGAGTTGTACATCGTTGGACGTGTTATCTGCCTCATCAATGATGATGACTTTGTGTTTAGCATCTGCTGTAAGTGAGACGGTC